GTTGGAACATACAACTTTCTAGCCTCACCAAAGCTTACACGACGCGCGCACATAGCAAATAAGGTTTGCTCGTTTGGAGTAAGTCTATTATACACGTGATTGAAGGGAATCAAGTCGCACAACTGTTCATCAGTCCCGTAATGATGCCATACAGAATGTGATCCCCACCATTTAGATCTAAGGTGAGATCCAAAAGAGCCAAAGTAATTAACAGATGCTAGCATATTCGCAGACACGCTTACTCCAATGGGATTGACTACAACGTTATCATGCAACCGTGAGGCTGCCAACTCCAGAGGAGTCACCATCCAATCTGCATCTCTATGCAGATAATAAGTACTTGAATCACCCCAAAATAGAGGGGCTAACCTTGCCATACGCATCTGCGCAGGGCTTTCTAATTCCATAACGAGAACTTTAACGTTGGGTTTATCCTTTGCAAATGCTTCAGCTTGTAGTTGCAAGTGTTGATCAGATATAATTAAAAAGCCAATGTCACCCATAACCTTCGTGTAATTATAGTAGAGGCCTATTGCCTTTTCCAACCATCTTGGGGATCCAGCAGCTCCTACAACTAAAACCACACTGTTCTGGAATCTAGGTACATGCACTGGTGGACCCTCGCCTGTCATTGAGGGCAAGTCTGAATCCCCAAGATTAGTGTGACTAAGCAATTTTGCCATGCTCTTGTCAAATTCGGGGAGAGTTCCATAAGAAAAGCGTTTCAACCAAATAAGTAAAGAACTAACGGTACTTACAACTTGTACCATTACAAATGCAAATAAAATTGGATGAATCGCATAAGACGTTAGAAGAAGGAAAATACTCATTAATATATGACGAACCCACTGTGTACGAAAAATGAACCGATACAATAGTGAGACCGTGCTAATAGAAACGGGTAATACTGGTCTCCGGCTCAATTTTCTTAAATGTTTGAGAAAAGAGGCATAAGTAGCAATCACTTCACTCTCATTCTTACAAATTGATTGGATTACCCATAAGATCGCATGAATCACCAACCATATGAGACTCGCATTAAAACCAAGTGCTGAAACCAAAGTGCCGACTAATAACTCTTCTCTTATCACATTAACGTAATTGTACGGTATCAAAATGGACAACAATGAGCCTAAGATGCCTAAATCAATAATGCCTCGAGATAAAGATAGAAGTGACAGTACTAAAAGAGCAAATTGAATAGGAGCAACA